CTCAGATGCAGAAATATTACCTTCTCTTTGATTAGTAATACCGCTAATCTCTGCCATTTCATTTTTTACAAATTCCAGTTGTTGAATTAAAAATTGAATTTGCTCACCTGTGCTTCTGTCAGCAGCAGAAAATTGATTAAAACTTGACCTTTCTTTAGTATCAGGATCAAGTTCAGCAGAGTTAATAAAAGCAATACCGTGAGTATCTAAATAAGACAGCCATTTTTCTACCGTCCAGTTTTTACTAAATGGTATTTGTGCAACATCCATTATAAAAGCCCTACCTTTATTGCGCGCCATCATCAATTTTAATTGATACATGGTTATATTATAAAGATATTGGTACTTTTTTAACTTGTCCACCATACTAAAATTGGCTTTAATCCCAATATATCTACTTTGAGATTTAGCCAAGTTTTCAATAGACGTATATTGATCTTCAATAGGTTGAACTTTTATAAAAAGTTCGTATCCTATGCGGATACCTTCCCATCTTTCAGGTATCCAATGAGATTCAATTTTATCCCCAGGTTTCTTTTTATAATCTTCTGGTAATATTTCTTTTAACTCATTACCATTTTCATCGGTATAAGTCAGTATTTTTACTTTTTTAAGTCCTCTCCATTCATAATGACCAACCCGAATTTGAGAAGAAGAGATAGAGTTACTTCTTTCTAAAGCATAACCATAGAAATTATCTAACTCAGGATAAGTAGCATTGAATCCTTTAGTTCTTTCTATATAACTAACATCTTCATCTTCTAAATATTCATAATATCTAGCATGTATTTCGGCTGCTGTTAAATATTCAACCTCTCTACACCACATCGGGTCCTCAATGTAATCTTCAAAACTAAAATAATCATAATCAAAAAACCTTGGGTCAACCATTCTGACATAAGGTTCATTATCTTTAACTTCTATACGGTAAATTTCAGCACCTGTACAGAGATAATTAAAGAAATTACGGTTAAATAAAGTAAGTAAATCTTGATTATGAATAAAGTATTTAAGAAGAGAGTTTGCCGCTGCTTCTAAATGATCTGAATAAGAAAATTCAGCATATTTTTCAATTTCTTTCAGTTTAGATTGAAATTCCTGCTCTATTTTTTGTACAGTTTCTGCGTCATTATTATTCGGGTCTTCTCTAGCTTGAAATAGTTGAATTAAACTATCTTGAAGAGCAGAATAAATTAAATTAGACCGTTCTTCTTGAAAAGAAGAAGCAGAATCATCAGTACAATTTATAACATTAAAGTTAAAAGGGCGAGCAATTTCCTCACCTCTTAACAGTTCAATTTTTTTATTTATAATTGGGTAATGTGTCAGATCAACAGGAAATTCATAACTAACATTATTACCATAAGGCCTTATTAATTTTTTATAGTCTTCCGTTTCAAAAATACCATGGCGGACTAAATCAATGTTTTCTGACATTGCAGCTTTACTATAAGAAGTTTTACCATCATCATTGGCATTACTTCTATAAAAAACCATCTGGTCAATAGCTTTGATAATGTAAATACCCCATTCTTCAACACTACCATACTCCTTAATCTTTTCAGATTCAGTAAGGTCTTGTCGAGGGAATATAAATACTCCGCTATGGTTTATTTCACTATGTGCTACCATGTTATTGATTTTCTTTCATGTTGTTTAAAGCCATAATAAGCATCCAACTGAGCAAAAGGATCAACTCTTTCTTTAGTGTCATCTTTTGGTGTCCGCTTGTGCCACTCTAAGTCTTGGACTAAACATAGACCAAAAGCAATAACGCGGTCAAAGTTACCATCTGGATTGTAATTAATCAACTCTTTTAATAAATTTAAGGAATAAATTTTTTCGAGATTATATCTATTCTCATCAAATTCTGTTAATAACCAGTCTTTAATAGCCTCAATTACAAAGGATTTCATTTTAGCCGACATGTTTAATCCATAAGTACGCTCTATTTTAGAGTCCGCTATAATGTCTTTTACTATCTTTGGTTGTTTGGCTAATAAATGCAAAGATTTCTTTACCTCAAAATACTGTTTCATGCCTGGTATGTTGTTTTCATAAAGACAAACAGCATTATAATACATTAGCAATTTCCGTACATTCTCATAATATTCATCAGAAGTTTCCGGTCTACCAGTATATTCAGCTACAACCGTGTCATGTGTTTGAGAAGCATTGTGAAATCTTTTAAATATAAAAGTTGAACCTAAAGAAGGAGAAGTATCAGCTTGATCTTGAGCATAAGGGTCAGTACCAGCAATATATAAAAAGTCAGGCACTCTATTATTTATTTTATAAGGCTCTTCATAAATAACAATACACCCTCTATTATTTCTTCCTTTATTAATTGGAAAATCCGCCTCTCTTAAAGTATCATTAGGCTTAAACTCAATATCTCCATTAAATAAAACTAATTCCCCTCTAATCCCTATATTTTTTAGTAATTTATCTTTTTGTATTCTTTCCACTTGTTCTTGAAGTAAACCTATTGGAAAGATATTTTGATTAGAAGAAAGAAAAACATCTGCTACTGTTAAAGGATAAAATTGCAAATAGCTAGTATAAGCAGTTAAATCTTTACCACGCTTTCTTCTTTCTCTCTCTTGTTGTATATAATCAACACTCTTTTCAAATAAAGTGTTCCCTTCAGAATCTCTATAAGCACCTTCTACAAGCATAGAACCAGGAATAAATAATCCACATGGGTTATCTTCGGTTCTGTTTAACTGAAATGGAGAAGAAGGTATATAGAATTGTTTAGAACTTTCTGGCTTCTGGTCATCCCAAAAAGGTAATAGATCATAAGTATAAGGGTCATTAAACATTTTGTACGCATCTACAGTACCTTTTTCCATGTCCCCACCAGTTCCAGTCATCATTATCATGCCAAATCTTGTAGTCCCTTGTTTAACACAAGGATCAGTAGCTTCATATGCTTCTAATAGTTTCTCAAATTTACCTATTTCATCAATTCCTACAAAGTTAGCACTTTTACCCCAAGCTGCATTAGGATTACTATTAAAACAAATATTATGTATAGCTGCCCCATCATCAACAGTAATCCATGCTCCGTCTATTCTTTCAGGTCTACCTGAAATTATAACTTTTTCTGGTTGATCTTTTATTATACTACGATAAAATTCAGTTCCTCTAGCTCTAAAACCTTGAATATGGTCTCTTGCTTTTTTAGTTACATCATTAGAATATTTAGTTTCGTAACCACCAAGAATACTTTGACCAGCTTTATGAAATATAAAGTAATAAGCAGCATTAAATGCAAGAATAAAACTTTTACCTCCACGTCTTCCACTCATCCACATTATATTCTTACTTTGTTCTTCAGCTAATTGTATAGCTCCAAATACTAACCATTCAACATCGCGTAGAGAAGGACGGCAAGGTACTCTTCGTTTATTTTCATCAATATCTATAATAGTACCAAAATTAACATAAGCGTATAGTTTACCTGTCATCTTTTTACCTCCAACAGAATAACCATTAATACACCTATCTAATTGTTCTTGCCAGATTTGTTGGTACTCTAAAGAATGAGGGGAAAGTTTTTTAAACTCCCCCCTTTCTAAAGAACGACCAAATTCTGTAAAACAGGAATTATTAATCATTCAATTACTTTTTAAGTTCCCCCATTACACCTCTATTAACCCGATCCCTAACTCTATCTGCAAGTAATTCACGAGCAGAAGCTATATGCGCAAGAAATTCCTCATTTTGAGAAGAAGGAAAAGCAGAGTTCATTTGAGTATGTCTATGAATAATTAAGTCAAGCAGTTGCTCCGTAGTAATACCTGCCACAACTGCTCCTGTAATGGTTTTTTGAACAAATCTTATTTCTTGATATTGTGGAGAAGCTCTATCGTGAGTACCAGCAACAATAAAGTCTGTTTTATTGTTTACAGAGTCCCAGCCTAAACAATCGCATACATAGTATGTATGACAACCTTCTGGATACAGTCCAGTATTATCTTCAGCGTACCAAAGATTAACATCTTTGTGCGAAATAAATGTTGGTTTAATCGGAGTCATAACTGTTAAATTAAATTTATAATAAGTTTTCTAGTTTTAAGTGTACTACTTGGACTGGAATAACTAACTTGATCTTTCTGAGAAGAAAGTAAAGCAGTTATACTTTCAATAGTTCCTTGAACAACGTAAGCACGAAGCATACCATCACCAGGAATATCTACAGTAATAGTAGATTTAGCATTACTGATTTCATCTCCTTCATAGTACTCCTCATCGTGTTCTGTTTGAATTAAAGTAATCCAATCTAAGTCTAGATTGATTTTACCTTTAATTAAATCTTTGGATTCTTCTTCTACATAGAAGAAAGTAAAAGTGTGTCTCATTTCTCGTTGTTCCAGTTTTCTAAATCCTCTTTGTTTTTAATAATACGGCTATTATCTACATCAACTCCCACAGCTCTCCATTTACTAGCTGGACAAGTATCAGTAGGAGTTCTAGTTTTTACACTAAGGTTACATCCACAACCTCTAACAGTAACAGGATTTCCTCTTTTTACTATTTCAGTAGTTTTTTTAGGATCACAGTATTCATGTTTAAACCCGTTATTTCCTTCCCCTCCTTGTAAATCATTTATGCAAGTATATAAAGGACATTGTCTACAAATTTCTAATCTTTGCTCAGCTACTCTTTCAACATCCCCTTGTTTGTAGACCATATTTCTTGCCCCTGTATAAGCTGCTCGAATTGTTCCCCAGACACTCATCTTTTCTTTAGCTTTAGGTTTTAATTGTACTTTTAGAAAGTTATTTAAGTGGATAGGTCTTAAATTATTACCTTCAATATGCAAAGCTATAAAATAAAACGGATACCTCAACATCTTAATTAAGAAATCTTCGGGAAAACCGTATTCCTTGAACTCTTCTTTAATACGTTTTAAGTGTTCATCTTTTATTTTATGGTAATTCTTTATCATTATTCACTAATATGCAATTTATTTAACTCTAGCATAGATAAACTTTGCGCTCCTTTAATCTTTTTATCTCCTTTTTCCGCTAGTTTCTTTCTAATTTCTTTCTCTTGCTCTATAATCTTTGGTGTATTAAGGAGTGCATCGTCTATTTTTTTCATATCATCTATATGAAATTCAACAGTTTCAAGAAATACTCTTCTTCTTTCTACTAACTCTATGTAAGTAATTAGTATTTTACGGAGACAAGTTTGCTGTAGTTCATTATATTTGTCTACTAAAGGCTGTAAAAACTTTTCATTTTCAGCATACCAACCTTCATAAAACATATTCTTTTCGATAGTTTCTATTCTATCTTCAAGAGAATGTTCGGAATAATAAGAATAGTAGTCAAAAACAAAATAAATAAACCACATTATATTATTGTAGTCTTTATTTTTTTTCTTTAGCTCTGCAAATTCTTTTATTACTAATAATTCCCCTTTGTCTTCGTATTTAAAGAAGTCTATTTCCATGATTATTTTAAATAATGTATTACAAAAGAAGGCTCTAAAAAAATCCGGTCTCTTGAATCTTTTTCAATTATAAATAATTGGTCAGAAAATGAAAACTGTAATACTCCTGTACCTATAGGCCACAGTAAAATTTCATTATCATCATCTTCAACCATTAAATCTTTAGTCCCTGCGCCTATATTTACTACTTTTACAAATTCACGAAATATAGCCTCAGATTCTTTAGAACCGTCCCAAATATAAAGAGTAGCAGGTACTTTAACAGCACTAACTACTTGTTCCTTTACTTTCTTTTTACTTTTGAAAAAATTAATAAGAGTTTTTAGCATGATAAATTATTTATTGACAAAGATAAAAATACACACTGAATAATAGAGTTAAATAAACTTAAACCAAAAAAAATTTTTAGAGTGTGTGGGATAGGGTGGTCATATAAAAGAATCCCCCCTTACCTCAAAGTTGGTCGGCTATCCACCGACTACTTCAACAAAATGGTGATAACAACAGAAGTAAAATTACGGGGCATTGTCTCCGCAAAAGGCAATCCATGCCTTGTGGTTCAGACCAAAATCGACGTGAAAGTCGTCGAGAACGGGAAAGAGATCATCCGCCAGTTGGCGGGTGTCATTCCACAAGTTGGTAACGAATCGTTGCCGACGGGAACAATTATCTCTGCTACCATAACGGTAGCAAAAGATAAGAACTCACAACCCCAAATAGTGGGGATGGAGGTAAACGGACAGTCCGTAAATATGGACTGGTTCTACGACCCTGCTATGATGCAGGGAAGAACAATCATCGAACTATAATAATAAGGGAGAGCTTCGGCTCTCCTTTTTCATTAATTCATATAAATAGAATATCCCTTACTTCTAAATAGCTAACTTCTATTTTTTATTTAACTATTTTTTAATTGATTATTAAATAGTTTTATTCTATATTATAATATATAATTACAAATAATATGCCAAATCTTTATAAAGCTATTCCAATCCTTAGAAGAAGAGAGAATACTTACGTTCTTTTAACAGATTAACTTAATCCTTGTTAAATTAAGAATTTTTGGTCTTGCATGTTTCACGATTTGTTTGTAATTTTGTCGCGTGTGTGTGAATATTATATATTAATAATAAGACAAGGGTTGAGAAGAAAAGAGAATAGCTTTTATATATAATATATATTAAGAGGGAAAGAAGGAAATAGAGATTAAAATTCACAATAAGTGATAGGAAATAGGTGATAGAGAATAAAAATAATTTATTCCTCTTCCCTTTCAACAATTTAAATGTTAACAGTATATCCGAAAAAAAGCACTTTTCTATACTGAATAATAGTAATCAGTTAAATTTTAGGGTAAAGATTGATTAAATGAGACCGAGTTAATAGATCGGTTTTTTAATTTAGTACATAGAAAAGAATATCACTGCCCTCTAAGTAGCAATTATTACTTCAATTTTATATTTATAGTAATATAGCTCAATACGAAGATAAAGTCTTAATTCTAGAATTATGAAAAGTCAACAAACTCTTATATAGAAAGATAAGAGTACTATTATTACTGAGTGTACAGTAGGTATAATAGGAAATTATCAACTCAAGTCCGAGTTTTTAATACTTTACGGGGACTTGTTTAATAATATGTAAAGTATTTCCTTAGAATGGCAAAACTAAGGTGTGGTACTAAGATACCTCAAAAACTAATTTACCCATTTGCTACTATTAAGTAAATTAGTTTAAAATAAAGTAGTAATAGGTTGCGATTGCATCGGCGCATTCTATTTAAGAAAGATGTTTTAACCACTTAAAGTTGTCTTTGTATAAGTGGCCTATTAAAAGACCGTTGGCAGCGAACGTTATCGCTGTTTATTTTTTTTTTACTTCAACTTTATCAATCATGTCAGAAACAAAACCAATCATTAGCCAAGAAATAATATTGGCGAATCCCACAGTGTGGGAACAAAGCATCAATTCTGCAAACGGAGACATTGATAGTGTTTCCGTAAAAGCAGAACATATCATCAACGCAAAAGTTGGAGATGAATGGGGAGTAAGTGGGGGAGGATCGCTCTGGAGTATGTCCAAAACATTAAAATGCGTTTATAGAACAGACGATATTGTTGTCTGTGAAGACGTATATATTTACTCGGATAGTCAAAATGACACTCACGATGTAGTCGTGAGGTTGTTTCAGTTATAAATAATAAGGTAGTAATTCAATTTAGAGTTACTACCTTTTTTCGTTTCACGCCGTAAATTATCCAAAATTTTCAAATTCAATCGTCAAAAAACATGTCTCAAAAAATTAAAGGACAGATTGCCGAGGTAACTAAAATCTCGGAAACCAAAACAGCTAATCTCTATTCAATAGAGATAGCTACAAAAAAGGACGGAATGAGTATCCGTTCTTCCTTTGTAACTTACAACAAAGGTTTACTGTCAAGATTAAAAATTAGCCAATTCACCGAAGAAGGGAAAAGGCTTACCGATACGATGGGAAATCCCATTATTGGTACGATAGTTAAATTCAGTGGATCACTCGATCCGCAGTACTCTTCCGAAAAACATCTATCTTTTCAGTCAGAAGAAGTTGTAGATGCGCATACGAATGAAGTGTACTACCGAAAAGGTAGTATTGTATCAACTTTAGAAATTGACGAAAGAGAGCTTTTATCTCTACTGTTAAATGTACCAAAGCAAAACATTGTTGAGGTATAGTATGTGGAAACAAGAAATGGAGGTGTTATTACAACACCTCCGAAATATTAAAGATAACACTCCAAATCAATCTTTAAATATAGAGGAAATTAAACAAATTGTTCCAAATTGGAGCAATGAATTAATTGACTCTTTATTTAAAAAAAAGGGGGATTTAGGG